AATTTGCCACATACTCTGACATAGCTTCCAAATAAGATTCTTGCTTTACTAAGTACTTTGCTGACGTACTATCGGGGTCAGTCAAAGCTTCAGAACGGTCGAAGTCAGCTGGTTTAGAAGGTTTAACAGGTTTTTCTAAAACTGTTTCCTTTTCAACTACAGGTGCAGTTGCAGGTTGTCCCACTTTTGACATAACATCTGCCATTTGTGATTTCAACATATCTACTTCTGCTTGCCTTTTATCAGCTTGACTTTGCCAGTATTGAAACTGACTAGGGTCGTTCTTTGGTTCCTCTGTAATCTGAGTCTCAGCTGTTTCACTTTCAACTACTTCTTGGCTAACAGGAGCAACCTGTTCTTGTGCTTGTCCAAATATTTCGTTAAAAATGTCATCTGAAGCAGTTGTTGGCTCAGTCGTTACACCTTCTACTGCTTGCTCATTTACATTGTCCATTGTATTTTCTTCCATTTTATCTCCTCGTTAACTCTCTAACTCATCTTCCATTGGCTCAAATATATCAATTTGTGCTTCTGCATCTTGACTAATATCAGAGTTCATTAACTGTTGTTTTGCGTCATTCAACCTTGCTTTATAAAGCGTAGTTGCCATATCAGCTCTGTTAGATACTTTATCTAAATCAGAGGTGAATTTTTCTACTTCTAAACGTTTTTTAGCATGAACTTCTTCACGTTCAGCAGTTTGAAGGTCTCCACGAACCTTCTTCAATTCTTGTTGTAACATCTCTACTTGTTGCATCATTTGTTTCATTTGTCCACTTCTTTCCATTACACCATCTAAGTCTACTAATTCTGACTTTTTCAATACTTCTGTTTGGTCTATTAATCCCATCTGATACATTTGCATATAAGTATTTAATAATGCCATTCTATTAGTTGGTAATGTAGAACCAGAAACAACTACAACATCATACTTACCCACACCAATATCATGAAAACGAGATACATCTCCATTTTCCATTTCTTTATAAAAATTAAATCGTTGTTCTTTTTCATCACCATTAGGTTGTATTAATCTAATAACTTTTTCTTCTGTATATAATTGCTGCATTAATGGTATTGCCACTTTTGCAACTTGATTTAACATACCTTCTATATCATCTCTTCTAGATTTAATTCTACGCTGGCCAAATTCATCTACAACTAATGTTCCTCTATAAGTAGATGGTGCACTTCTACCACTACCTTGCATTAATTCAAAAATACCAAATCCATATTCTAAATCATATTTAGCATCAGCTTCATTTTTATAAAGCTCATTTGGTAGTGGGACTGGGCCAGCCACAATCGGTGCACCTAACTCTGCATCAAATTCAATAACACTAGTACCTGCTTTACTCCATTCTTGTTCTATTTGATTTAAATCAGCAGAACCTCTAGGTATTAATAATTTAACATTAGTACTTGTACTTGCGTGTGCAATAATTAAAGAACGAATTTTATTAATATATTCCTGTAAAGGTCTATATAGTCTTACGTCTGATTCAGGAAATGGATTTCTATGATGTACATTCATCAAAGGAATAATAGGGTAATCTTCTGTTGGTAATAAACGTTCATATAATTTTTTATCTCCAACGCTTACAACTAATTTAACTCTACATTCTTCTATATCATTTGCTACAATATCTCCAGTTCCTATCAGTTCTTCTACTGTCATTGGAATCAAAATAGTAGTACTTCCTGGAATAGAGTTTTCATCTTCTTCACCAGGAACTCTTAATGGTTTTTGAGGTATTGGTCTACCTTGCTCATCGTATTGTGGGTCTGGTAAAACATAATGAAACAAAGGACCTATATCTTCTAAAATTTCAAACATTTCTTTTACAGATTCATCTTCAAATAATATTACTTCTTCACCTTTAATAGTTTTAACCTTAAAATAATAATTCATTAAATATTGATTAAACTCTTCTTCATCTAATAAATACTCAGATTGTGAAAAAGGTTCGTAACAATTATAGTAAGAATGCATTTCTTTTGAGTAACGTTCTATATATTGCCTTCTATTATGAACTGTTTCTGTACCATCTGTAGTAAAAAGCTGTCCTTCAGTAGCAGCTAAGTTTGTAACTGGGTAATCATCTGATTCATCAGGATGCATAGCAGATTGTTCAATAATATCATAAAACTCTGGATATGTTTGCATTGCTTGTTCATCTGTCATATAAGTTGTTACTAATATATTTGCAGCATCTCTAGCATACACATCTTTTGCATTTGGGTCTATATATACATCTAATGGATTTATAGATTTGATATACACTTCACCTTTACCCATATCGGCATCAGGGTCTTGATATACTTGCAAAACTCCCATACCACCAACGTAATAATCGTCAATAGCTTGTTTTAATTCTTCATCACCAGCAGATATTTGCCATATATATTGAAATAAATCAGAAAAAACTTTTGCTGTATCTCTATCTGAATCTTCACGACCAGTGGAACGAAACTGAGGTGAATTGTATGTTAAAAGAGATTTTGCTGTTTCTACTATGGGATGTATTCTATTTACTACAATAGGTGCTTGACCACGTGATTCTAATACATCACGTTCTTCATTAGTCCATTGTGCACCTGCTCTAAACTCTACAGATTCTTGAAATTTTTGAGCCCATAGCTCTCTTGCACTTTTATAATCATGAAATAATTCTCTAGTATACTGTACCTCTTCATCTATTTCAACTTGATTTACATCACCAGTTTCATAATCAAAAACAAACTCTAAATCATCTTGACTTTGCGTTCTTGTGCTTTGTGTTCTTTTTTGTATTTTTTTGGCCATCTATTTTTATATACCCCTGTGGTACTTCTACTTTATCTAAATTATCTATCTTAGAAATAAATTGTTCAAATGTTAAAAAGTACTTGCTTTTATCCATAAACGTAATAGGTCTAAATTACGGGAATATTTAGATTCTTGTCAAGGATTATTTATAAAGTCTTCCAAGACTTAGTTTTTCTTGAAAACCAAGAAGGTTCTTGCTCTGCTACTTGAGATTCATGTGCAGGTCGATAACAGTTTTTATTTGCATAAAAAAATCCATCTAGTAAGTCATCATGCTTACCTCTTGGATATAAAGTACATTCATCTATAAATGCTTGCATATTTTTTTGTATATGTACTTTACCGTTTGCAAATAGTGGTTGTAAACTTTCTAATCTATATGATTTGCTAGTTCTTGGATTTTCTTTTATTTCAAGACCAGGTATAAACATACCTAACTCTTCTGCTTGTTCTTTAATATATTGTCTAAGCATTTCCTGATATCCAACAGACTCAATACGTGTTTTAGCACTTCTGTAATTTTTGAAGTTATTAATAATCGAATCTGCCAAATCCAAGGGCGTTGCTCTTTTGCGAAAATAAGGCAACACAAACCTATTATTATCCCCATCGACAGCAATATTGAATATGACACTATAGTCAGCTCCTTTCTTTGTACTAGATGCAGGGTCGACTCCAGTAAACACGTTTACAGGTCTCCTCTCGTCTACTTCCTCACCATCTAGGTTCGTCAGAACGAGAGTTGACAACCCTTGCTCATCTCGTTCAATGAACCCTTCATAGTACTTTAAATCATCTTTTCTAAATAAATTATCTTCATCTCCTACAATTTGACAAAGATATTCTCTATAAAACACAGATAAACGATTAATACTTTCTAATTCTTCTTTCTTTTGTTGTAATTTTTCTACTGGCCATACTTCTTCCCATAATGTATAGTCTTCTTCTAGTATTGGTCTATACTCTAATGTATTCCAACCTTTCATATCTTTTAATGTCTCCACCATACACCGTTCGTGCTGCGGAGTACCAATAACACATATTCTACCAGATAACGGGTCCAAGGATGGAACACCAGATTGCAAGAGCCAACGTAAATTATATTCCATAGCTTCTGAAGTCTTTGTGTTATTTTCATCTTCTGGGTCATCCAATATAAGAAGTGTTGGTCTTTGATTACCATGTTTGATTCCCCTTATTTGTTGTCCTGTACCTTTACATACTATTAAACTTCCATCTTTCAATTCTATTTCTGTATTGGTCCATTTCCTAGCAGACTGCATTCCCCAATACCCAAAAAAATATCGAAACTCTTTTGAATAGTCTAAAACATCTTTTATAGTACCAAGTAACTTTGTTGCATGAGATTGTGTTCTTGATACTAAAACAATAACTTTAACACCAGGGGTAAACATTAAATGAAACAATGGCCATATCCCAGCTACTACAGAACTTTTAGCATGACCCCTCGGTGCAATAATATTTATTTGTTTATCTTCTTCATTCAATAAATGTTTTGTCAAATCGTAATGAAACGGTGGAGATTCACTACTAAACATATTTGGCATAACCATACGACCAAATAACAGCATATCTTGCTGCATTTCTAATAAAATCTTTTTTTTATCCATCAATCCTCAATTACAATGGTAACTTCAAAATCCTCTGCAACTTCTAGCAATACTGCTAGTAACTCACTCAGATTTGCTTTCTTCCCCGATATAACTATTGTTTTCTTCATCTATTTGCCTAGTTTGTGTAGCTTTTAATTTTTTTGTTTGTTTTTCATAACTATCTGCAATTTGATGTGACATATCCATTTCCAAAGATTCTGTAACTTGTTTTGTCTTTGGTTTCATATCTAAAAACTCTGACAGCTCTTTTGCTGCACGTATCATATTACCAGAGTCTTCTTTTACTTTAGCTACCTCAATAGCATCTTTTATTACATCAAGTACAAATCCTTCATCAATATCCTTATCAATCAAAATATCTTTTAGTTTATCTTGTATCATTTTCTTTACCTGTTTTGTTTTAAACAATCTTTTTGCAGCAATCACAGGATTTTCTTGGTCAGGCCTGTATAATCTGCCTATTTTCTCCCAATCTGGCGATAATCCTGCCATTTTATACGCTATATACGCATCCATAGCTATATCTGCACCTTTTTTCTGCACTTCTATGTCATTATAGCTCTTTGTAGACACCGTACTAAAGTTATTAGACCTCCAATGCGGTTCAAACTCTAATTTACCCCATGCAGTTAGCCATTGTCTACCATATGGA